AGTCTCCAATCAGCTCGTTGAAGTACTGTTGCATGGCTACACTGACCTTTCTGAGGCGGTGCAAGCATGTCGCAGCCTGCGAGCGGATGTACTTGGCCACGGGGTGATCCCCCTTACCAAGTTCGCGTCCATGGGCTCGGCCCTCACTTTCCCAATTGAATGCATGGTGTTTTTGACACTGTGCTTTCTAGGGATAGAGAAGGGTCTAGGCCGACGTCTAACCTTGGCGGATGTCATCAGACATACCAATAAGGTGAGAGTGTACGGGGATGACTTAATTGTCCCCGTCACAGATGCAGACAACGTCTCTGCGACTCTGGAGTCTTACGGCTTCAAAGTCAATGAGTTCAAGAGCTACTCGAAGGGTAACTTTCGAGAGTCTTGTGGCAAGGAGTACTTCCGAGGCACTGACGTATCTATAGTCAGGTGTCGGAGGGAGTTCCCCATGCACGTTGCTGGGCGGACCAAGTGGGCTAGGGGTGACGCTGCTGAAGAGATTCAGCGTGTCATTTCTCTGGTGGAACTGCGCAATGCCCTCTATCAGAGGGGATTGCGTCAGACATCAGAGTTCCTTGACAAAAAGGTCAGGGCGGTTCTACCGCACTGGCCCGATGGAAAGGAAACCTCGCCCGGACTTGTCAGACTGGTCGATGGCCCCATTACGTCTTTCGAGACGTGGGACCAAGATCGGCACATAGGTAAAGTCAAAGCCTATGTACCACGGTACAAGTATCGCAAAACGATACTTGATGACACCGGAGCTCTGCTCAAGTTCTTCTTGAAGCAAGGATTGGAACCCTTTGCAGACAAGAAACATCTGGAGCGCTCAGGACGTCCTGTAGCCGTCAAGCTGAAGCTACAGAATGTCAGTCCTATATAAGGGCTGACGGTGTCCTACCAGTTCAACAGGTAGGAGGCCTGGAACACCACTGTTATTCACTATCCTATTCATCGTGCATCAGCGTGCCGCTGAGTAGCGAGTAAAGGATAGCAGTGGTGGGGAGACTGTGTCTCTCTATACTTGGG